CACAGCAGCAGCAGCCACAGGTGCAACTTGGTGGAACTCAACAACACCCACATCCGCAGTCTTTAGCGTAGGCACTGACGCAAGCGTTAATGATTCTGGCGCAACCTACGTAGCCTACCTATTCGCGCACGATGCAGGCGGGTTTGGTACTGCTGGCACGGATAATGTGGTGAGTTGTGGGAGTTATACGGGCAACGGCAGCACCAGTGGACCCACGGTGACGCTGGGTTGGGAGCCGCAGTGGCTGCTTGTCAAGCGTGCTTCTGGAGGAACCGGAGACTGGGCCCTTGTTGACACAATGAGAGGATTTGGTGTTTCTACCAACGTTTCCCTTGAACCCAATAGTGCATCAGCGGAATCTACTGCAACTGATTTTGTTGGTGTTAGAGCGACTGGCTTTCAATTGCTTACAACTGATACTGAGTATAACGGCAGTGGCAACACCTACATCTACATCGCGATCCGTCGCGGGCCGATGAAGACCCCCACCGTGGGGACAAGTGTGTTCGAGCCTTTGACTTACAGTGGAACTGGAACTTTCCCGAGTGGAACTGACCCTAATAGCGGTACAGCAACAAGAACAATAAGTTCTTCGCTAGGGTTTGATGTAGATATGAGTATGACTTATTGGAGTTCTGGCGGTAGTACTCCAACCCCATCAGCATCTTTGATGGATAAGTTGCGAGGAATTTACAGCGAACTTCGCACTTATGACACATCGGCAGATAGCCAAGATAGTAACACTGGCCCTAGATTCAGCACCCGTTTTTCTCGTGGATTTGCTTTGCATGACTACGGGGTTGAGCAACTTAATAACTTAGGCCAACAGTTAGTCACTTATGTTTTCCGCCGCGCCCCCGGCTTCTTCGACGTGGTTTGCTACACGGGTACGGGAGTTGCAACTACGTTTAGTCATAACCTAATGGTAGTGCCTGAGTTTCTGATTGTGAAACGCAGAAATGCAGCCAATAATTGGGCTGTTTATGCTGCTCCGCTAGGTAATACTAATCGAGTTTTTATAAATCAGACACAAGCCTCTGCTGCTGACTCAACGTTATGGAACGATACAACGCCAACAAATAGCGTATTTACTGTGGGTACAGCTTTTGCAACAAATAACCCGGGTGACACATATGTTGCCTACTTATTTGCGACCTGTGCTGGTGTTTCTAAAGTAGGCAGTTACACCGGTACTGGCACCACGTTGCAGATCAACTGCGGCTTTACAGCAGGTGCACGGTTTGTGCTCATCAAGCGTACAGACAGCACAGGCGACTGGTATGTATGGGATACCGCTCGCGGTATTATCAGCGGTAACGACAGCTACCTTTTATTAAATAGCACCGCAGCCGAAGTGACTGGCACCGATTACATCGACCCGTTAAGTTCTGGCTTTGAAATCAGCTCCACCGCTCCTGCCGCCATTAACGCAAATGGCGGTAGCTACATTTTCCTCGCAATTTCTTAGACATGGAACTCCGCAACCGCACCACAGGAGCTGTCGTTAACGAACAGCAGTTCCGCGCCGATAACCGCAACACCAGCTTTCCGCAACAACTTACTGCCGAGATTATCGACAGTTTTGGTTATGACCCGGTGCTAGAAGGGCCGCAAGCCACCACCATTCCGCCATATCAATACAGCCAACGCGACGGCGTGGTTGAGATCAACGGCCAATGGTTTACTAAATACATCGCTGGGCCAATATTCACCGACTACACCGATCCCGACGGCGTGGTGCATACCGCCGCAGAACAGTACGAGGCGTATTGTTTTGGTAAAGATACTGAGCAAGGCAAGTCAGTGCGCGATGATCGCAACAAACGCCTAGCTGATTGCGACTGGACACAACTACCTGATGCGCCAGTAGATCGCACCATCTGGGCAACGTATCGCGAAGAATTGCGGAATGTACCGCAACAAGAAGGATTTCCGTGGAATGTAATTTGGCCTGAGCAGCCAGGTTTCTAAAATAAACAACATTATTAGACTTTTGTTTCTATTTTTGCTAGAATGCTTATAGGGTATCAATTGCCAGCTCGTTATTATGGCCAACAGGGCAATTTTTAATCGTAAATACACCTCATTTACTCCTGGCGGCACAGAGGTTTACCTAATAAATGGCGCTGGTGTAACGACTACGTTTCCCGCAACACAAACGTTTACAGCGGGTGCTAATTTAATTCAAGGTCAAGTCGTTTATGTCAGTGGCGCATTAGTTTTTTCTGCCAGTGCTTTAAGCGGCCTTGCAGCTTTTAACTTTGGAGCTATTGGCGTTACCGCAGCCTCAGCAGGAGTAACCTCCGGCGTGGCCGTCAATTTAGACGATATTGTTGTTGTATCTGCGGCAAATATTACTGCAGAATCCGCGTTAATACCCGGCGAGTACTACTACTTATCTAAATTTAATGGGCAGCTTACCCGCTACACGACAGCTTCTGGCTCAATTACTGCATCAGGCACAGATCAATATCAGGCTTTAGTAACGTTAGGTAAAGCCCTTAGTACAACCGAGCTCGAAGTTGAAGTATTACCGCCGACTCTTTTAACTTAGGGTAGCTATACTGAATTTAGAACTCTAAACTCATGGCTTTTCGTAAACCACTAGTTATTGTCAGTGGGCTTTTTTCCGAATTGCCCGTAGGTGACAGTACGGTTGGGCTGGATCTGGCGGCGGCTCCTAGTGGTATTATTTATGTAGGGACTAAGTTAGGTATCGATGGTTCTGCTCAAATTAGTGGTAACGCGGGTATTAGTGCAGCAGTAACTGCACAAGCGAGCGGTAATGTTGCTCAGAGTACTGCCAATACTGCACTAGCTTCAGGTAATGCTGCCTTAACTCTTGCGGCTTCAAAAGGTGACGTCACACTTACAGGTACCCAAACCCTTACAAACAAAACGCTTACCGCACCTACTATTGCATCAGCTAATTTAACAACAGCATTAACTTTAGCTGGCGCTGCGGGGACTAACGGTCAAGTGCTGACAAGTGCGGGGACTGGTTTGCCTACTTGGGCAACTGTTTCTGCTGGTTATACGTTTGGAACTCCTGTTAATGTTTCTGGTAGTTCGACTTCAATTACTGGAATACCTGCTACGGCTAAACAAATTGTGTTAATGTTTTATCAAGTTAAAAGTAATGCAGCAGTCAATAAATTTATACAACTAGGGGATTCTGGCGGTTTTGTTACTACTGGCTATGTAACTCAAGAGAATTTTCTTGCTAACAGCGCCGCCTCAGATAGTTTTACTGATGCGTGGCGGGTGCGAGGAGATGTTGCTTCAACTACTAAAATATCTGGTGCAATGACATTCACACTTTATAACGCTTCAACATTTACATATGTGGGAGTGGGTGCATTTTCTTATCCGCAAAATGATAAGGCGACAACGCTTATAACTGGGATTGTCACTTTACCTTCTATACTGACACAAATACGCGTAACAGTGAGCGGAACCACATATGACACTGGCTCTATTAACATAGCTTATATTTAAAGGCAAATCATGTTTACTATTGAACACAATGTAACTACGGGTGTTACGAATCAAATACCCTACACAGCTGAAGAACAAGCTGAATACGATGCAAAAAAAGCAGCGTTAGATGCTGGCGCTAATGACCGCAAAGCAGCAGAAGTCAGGACAGAACGCAACGCCAAATTGGCTGCGACTGATTGGACTCAGGGTGCAGATACACCTCAAGTCATTAAAGATAAATACGCGCCGTACCGCCAAACCCTGCGTGATGTACCAGCACAAAGCGGTTTTCCAGACACTGTTGTTTGGCCTACACAACCGGAGTAACTTACAAACAGCGTGGGCACCTCTGAATTTTTCGCTTGTTCTTTTGGTTTAAATTGGCTAGAATACAGTTAGATTTTTACGATAATGGCTGTTCGTAAACCCTTAGTTATTGTCAGCGGTCAGTTTTCGGAACTGCCTGTAGGTGACAGTCTGAGTACGGTTGAGCTGGCAGTGGCCCCTAGTGGTCTGATTTACGTAGGTAATAAATTAGGTATTGATGGTTCCGCTCAAATTAGTGGCAACGCGGGTATTAGCACAGGAGTAACAGCGCAAGCATCTGGTAACGCCGCATTAGTTGTCGGGACTACTGCGTTATCTTC